GATGTTTATTCGCTGGCAATGGGTAACCGAGGCAAGTTAGCCCAGTTGGTTATGATTACAACCGCTGGAGTCAAGCAAGACATAACTGGACAGGATTCAATTGCTTATTCGCTTTACCAATATGGTCAGAAGGTTGTTACTGGCGAAATACAAGACCCTAGCTTCTTTATGGCGTGGTGGGAAGCACCTGCTGAGGCCGATCACCGGCTTGTTGAAACCTGGAGAATGGCTAATCCTGGCTTTGATGACCTTGTTGCTGAGTCTGACTTTGCTTCTGCTGTTCGCAGAACTCCTGAAGCTGAATTCCGCACTAAGCGCCTAAACCAATGGGTAAACACCAAAACAGCGTGGCTACCGGCTGGAACTTGGGCAGATTTGGCAGAGGATTTTGAGATGACTGCCGAAGATGAGTATTTTCTAGGCTTTGACGGCTCTTGGAACAACGACAGCACATCACTTGTAGCAGTTATCTTGCCAAGATTTGAAGGCGATGTTTTTAGAGTCAAGAGAGCCGCCAGTTGGGAAAAAGATTTTGTAAATGATGACGATTCTTGGATTGTAGACAAGAACGAAGTCACCCAGTTCATCTTTGACTTCTTTACCAAGTATCCTAAGTGCAAAGAAATGCCCTGTGACCCTTCCTATTGGGAGGATCAGATGTGGTTGTGGCAAGATTTTGGTTTGCCAGTTGTTGAATACAGAAACTCAAACAATCGAACCATCCCTGCCACCGCTAAACTCTTTGAAGCTATTATGAGCGGCACAATAAAGCACGATGGTGACCCAGCACTAGCCCGACATATAGATAACTGCGTTCTAAAATTAGATGCTGGTCGAGGTGCGAGGATTACAAAAGACTATCGCAACCCAAAACTGAAAATTGACAATGCTATCGCTATGATGATGGCTTATGACCGCGCAAGCGGTAGAATGGAAGAGCAGGTTGTTCCGCAATTCTTCGTATAATAGGCAGGGCTGATGGCTGGATTTTTTGACAGGTTTAGAAAAGAAAATAGAGCAATATCTTTTCAAACTGTATGGGGCGCTGGCTCAGACCTAGATGTAGTAAATCTTTCGGGTGTAAACATAAACTCAAAGACCGCTTTTGAGGTTGTTGCATTCTGGTCGGCTGTCAGCCTTATCAGCGACACCATTGCAACCTTGCCAATTGACTCCTTTATTCGCCGCGATGGAAACCGCAGACCTTACAGACCGCGCCCAGCATGGGTAGACCAGCCAGATGTGGATATGACCCGACAGGCTCACTACCAGCAAGTTTTGGTTAGCCTTCTAGTAAGCGGAAACTCTTACACTCGCATCTTCCGTAACGCCTCTGGCGATGTTGTAAACCTAGTTGTTCTAGATCCGGATACGGTCACAGTTCGCCGCTCGGCAATTGGGCGCAAAATCTTCCTAGTCGAAAACTCTGCTGAAACATTGACAAGTGAAGAGATTATTCACATAACAGACTTAATCCAACCTGGTTCACTAGTTGGATTATCAAGAGTTCAAAGCCTCAAGGAAGCACTTGGCCTATCAAGTGCAATGCAATCTTTCGCTTCTCGCTTCTTTGGCACAGGTGCAACTACTCAAGGAATCATCGAGTATCCGGGCAACCTAACACCAGACCAAGCAAAGCAACTTCGCGATGGGTTTGACTCAGCGCACCGAGGTTTCCGCCGCGCACACAAGACCGGTGTTCTTTCTGGTGGCGCAAGCTACAAGCAGACAACAGTTCCAAATGATGCAGCGCAATTCTTAGAGTCGCGTAGATTCTCAGTTGAAGAAATTGCAAGAGCCTTCAACATTCCCCTAAGCATGATGGGAGTGCCAGGCACACAGTCTTACGCTTCTGTAGAGCAGAACGCTATCCAGTTTGTAACGCACACTCTTCGCCCTTACATCGAAAAGATGGAATGGTCTTACTCACGACTGCTACCTAATGAGGCTTTTCTAAAGTTCAATGTAGATGGCTTATTGCGCGGTGACTTTAACTCCCGAATAACAGCCTACTCAGTTGGTTTGCAGTCCGGCTTCATGTCAGTCAATGATGTTCGCAGACTCGAAGACCTAACAGCTACCGATGGTGGAGATCAATACCGCGTTCCTCTAGCCAACATTGCGCTAACTGATACAAATCTTGTTTCAGAACAGCAAAGAGTAAACATGGCTACCAAGTTGATCCAAATTGGTTTCGACCCAGAACAAACTCTAAGCGCCTTTGGCTTGCCAGCTGTAAACCACACAGGCTTGCCAAGTGTTCAGTTGCAAGGTGTGGCACAAATAGACCCAGCAAACCCAGAATCTGTTTACGGAGTCTAATGATTACAACTGGTCAGATGCAGGTAACAACCACTAGAGCAATTTTGGATGGCACTACAGTTAATCCTTATAGGCTAGTTGTCCATAATTCAGGTTCTAATGCTATATATCTTGGCAATGGACAAGTAACTGAAACAAATGGATTCAATGTCCATGCAAATTCGACTTTGACTTTAGAGTTGCCAGCACTAACAACTCTTTATGCAATCACGGGCTCTGGAACGCATGAACTTACTTGGATGAGGATTGAATAATGCCTTATTACATTACAGAAACAAACCCTGAATGTAGCGGCTGGGCTGTTGTAGATGAAGCAGATGGCTACTATGGTTGCCATACCACAAAGCAATCTGCAATAGATCAGGCAGTAGCAATTTCAATTAGCACCGAAGAACCATTTGAAGGCGAGAGAGCTGCGGTAGATTCTTTAGTTATTGGTGACTATGTTTCTTATGATGTTCTAAACCCAGAAATCTTGGCTCAGGTTGTCGCTGTCGAAGGTCAGATGGCAGTTATCCAGTTGTTTGAGTATGAAGATGGAATATTTACAATCTCAGACAAACTGATGATTATCAATGTTTTTAAGATTGACAAGGTTCGCAAGCCAGACATGATTGCGGTAGAACTTGAGGATCAGCCAAGTTCAGAAGAACAACAGAGCAACCTTCCGGACAATTATCGCCCAGCACTTGCTGAGGATGTGCCAGAAGGTCGCGCCTGTGGCAACTGTTTCTTCTTTGATGAATCTCGCATAAACCCAGAGGGCGATAAAGCCTGGTGCGAGAGGTGGGATGCTTTTGTGGATGGCGGTTATTACTGTGATTCTTGGCAAGGCGCTGATGAAGCACGAGCAATCAATCAAGAAGCACCTGCCTACATGAGAGCAGCAGCTCGCAGAGGGCTGGAGTATTATGCAGACGGCCTAGGTGGCGATGGCTTAGTTCCTGCGACTATCAGCGATGCAAGGCTTATGGCTGAGGGAACTGTTAGCGATCAGAAGTGGATTCGCATTGCCGCTTGGATTGCAAGACATCTAGGAGATTTAGATTCCCCAGATGCAGACCCAAGTTCAGACAATTATCCGAGTGCTGGTGTTGTTGCACATCTACTTTGGGGTTCTGGCCCATCAAAGCGAGCAGCGCAAAGAACCCTAGATTATGCGGAATCTGTAGTTGCTAGAATTAGAGCAGACCAAGAAAGTAGTCGTATGAACGATGTAATGGATGAATCAAGAGCCAAATGGCTAAAGGTTGCGTATGCAATCAAGGCTAAATTGGAAGGCACAGAAGAAGCTCGCAACTTGGGCAAGTCTGAGGTTCGCACCAACCACATTGAACTAAGAGCCGAGGGTGATGGGCGTTCTTTCAGCGGCTATGCAGCCCTTTTTAACCAACCGAGCCTTCCCTTACCATTTATTGAGTATGTTAGACCAGGTGCTTTCAAGCGATCACTTCAATCACGCAACAGAATGATGTTGCTTTGGAATCACGATACCTCAAACCCACTAGCATCAACACGCAACGGTTCTTTGCAAATGGTAGAAGATGCCAAAGGCTTGAAAGTAACTGCAACCCTGCCTGACACAACTCTAGGTCGCGACATCGCAGAACTTGTTAGAACTGGTGTTGTAGATTCTATGAGTTTTGGCTTCTCAGTCAAAAAAGATTCTTGGTCACAAGACGGACAAACTCGATACCTTGACGATGTCACTCTTTACGAAGTAAGTCTTGTTAGCACTCCAGCATATGAGTCCACCGCTGGCACAGTATCGGTTCGCTCAGGTATCTCAGCAGACGATCTTGCCGATGCTTTGCTAAAGATTGAATCAGGTGAAGAATTAGAGCCAGAACAAGGCGCTCTTATAAATGAAGTAATTGGTAAACTAACCAAGACTCCAGAAGTTGAACAAGTAGAGGGTGACATTTTGGCTCTCAAGCAAAAGAAACTAGCATTACTAATGATGGGAATCTAATGCCAACCAAAGATGAAGTTGCAACAGCAATCAAGGTAGTAAAAGAAATCTCTGGTGATCCAAGCACCGGCGCTATCAAAGAGTTGCTAGACTTATTGAACACTCCCGACAAGGAAGTGAAAACCTTTACACAAGTTACCGAAACCCGAGTAACGGATGTAAAAGAAACTCGCTAAACTCCATGTGGCGATAGATACCCCCAGACTGACCCCCTTTCCAGTCTGGGGGTTTTCGTTTACACACCTTTGTTAGAATTGTTACAGGTTCTGAGTTTGCTCGGCCTCTAGTCTGTTCAGAGTTTGCTCGGCAGAAATCCAATTCATTCAATCAAAGGAAAA